AGTAGTAAACAGGCTGATATATAAGCAAGTTGTCTATCCTGTCGGGATGTATTTACAGCAATTATTGGCTGTGCTGTCCCTTTTCGCTTTCAACCATACTTGGGCAGGAACAGTATGTTCAACCAACGATCCTGACAACCCTGCAAGGACTGGTTGTCCAAAAAGTCTCCCAGGTATATGCCGGCACGTAATTACTACATTGGATACCCAGATTTACCTATACCAAAACAGCACTTATGTTATGACTGATAAGCCGGATTTATTTTGTGACCCATATCAAGCCCCCTGGACAAGAACAACTTACAAAGTGGCTGATGTAGATACTATTGGCAATGTTATGGCCTACCAGACCTGTCAAGCTGCTCCTGAGAGAAGCTTTGGATTGTTCCAAATTTGCCCAGTGTTTGTCACTCTAACTGGAGACTGCACATACAAATCCATAAATAAACATCAGTTCGAGCTTAGCACTTCTAGTAGAATTGTGGCAATAGAGATGCATGGGGCTATAAATCACCGAACTACTCTACTTCATACACAGGTGTTCACAATCCCGAGTATAACAATTGGGAACAACATTGTTTATATCAACTGTGGCAAGAATTCATGGGCCATGAAGATCATAGAGGACCCTATAGATACATGTGTTCACAAGTACACTGAAATATACCAGTATGACTTTATTGCACAACTCAGATGCCGTCATCCAGTTTGGTTCTTCACAGTTATTGTAGTGATCATCATGTTAGCAGTCAACAAGGCATTGATTTGGACTGGCTTAGATTCCATTGTCTACCCACTTTATGCCGCTTTATTGGCTGTCTTGTACCAGCCTATCCTTTACATATCCAGACGTCTATTTGGGTGCAAATACTGCCTTAAAACTGCCTTGATCTTCCATCGTTGTACCTTAGTCTGCTGTGGAACAAACCATTACACAAAGGAAAACTTGCAACAGCATAAGTCAAATAGTCAGTGCTGTGAATATGATACTATTTACCATGCTAAGTACATCTCTAGAAGTTTTATTCCCAGGACACTAAATCTGATCCTTTGTGTTTTAATTTTGGTAATACTACTACCTGTAAGTTCTGCTTACACCTGCAACGGGACTGCAGTATCTGGTGGGCATAAAATTCCTAAGTGTGGTGTTTCAATCAGCTCAGTATCATGTGGGATTGTAGAAGCATTCTATCCTGACTTCACATGTCAGGATCTTCAGTTTTTCGGTTTAATACAAGGGACAAATCAGATCCCTACCAGACGGCATAAGAGAAGTGTTACCATTGAGCACCCAGCATTCCAGACTGATTTACCACGAGTCAAAATAGATAAACGTTACGCAGAACCAGTCTCAGTACAAGATGCAGTTATAACCTCAACACTGCTATCAGGTTTTTTAGAAGTTGATATACCAGGTCAATTAGGGGAATCTAGGATGTTCAAGATCCAAGAAGAAGGAATGTTATCTCCTACGTATGTGACAATCTCTATTGCTGAGGCTAAATGTGCTCATGCTGTGGAGAAGATTTACAGTACATGTGATACACAAATATCTGTAGGAGATCTTAAGGAATCATGCACAGGACCCACAGGGGATTGCAGTAGTAACATAACGGCAGGTATGCCATCAGTAAGGAAAATCTGGCCACAGGTACAAAATTGGGGATGCGAGGAACCTGGTTGTCTAAGTATCTACACTGGTTGTTTGGGTGCTACATGTACATCAAATGCGAAGTCAGATTGTGCAGATGTTTTGAGAGTGTCAAACCCAAAGTGTGAGATTAAAGTGTGTGTCACAATCCATAACAAACATGAATGCCAGATACTAGAAAGAGATGTTGAAAAAGGATCAATTTATGCAACATGGACATATCAAGAGCCAAGCAGAATCATTGCCACAAATACATATGCACTGTACAAGAATAAGTTACTCACAGGTCCAATTAATGATCTTGGAGAGTTTGATTTCAAGTTTGGTAGTTACCAAGTAGTTTCCCCAGATATCACATACTTCCTAGGTGAACCATCTGCTTCTTATCAATGCCATGCAGTTGCATATAAGGATGTCAGTTTCAATAAATGTGTTAGAGACACATTCCATCTATCTCGAGCCTTGCAGCATGTCCAAGGGCTATACATTGGTCCTGATAAGAAATCTTTGTATGAACAAGATCTATTGTTAGGTGTGGTAACAATCCGGCACAAATTGCGCGGACTTCTCATCAATGAACTCGAGACTGCCTCTACTATATCATTGGGGGCTGCTAAATGTATTGGTCATTCTGGTCACTTAAAAGGAGTCAATTGTACAATTGGCATCACAAGTGATTCAATAGGGATTGCACATATAGCATGTGATGACTTACATATTTCTGATGGCAAAGTAACTGTTCACCCTGGGCATTCAGTACTATCATGGTTTGGCTTCACTGACAACGTGGGTCATAATATTGACAACTGCACATTTAAATTCAGAACAAGAACACTACCATTCAAAACGACTATTGATTCTACCCCATTGGCTGCCTTGAATTTATTGACAGACCCCTATTTTGCTTCTCAGACAGCACATAACCAGGCTCCTTGCACTACATTTATTTGCACCATATGGACATCTATTGCAGATTTTTTTACTGGGGTTTTCAATACAGCATCCATAATAACAGGTATTATTATTGTGGTTCTGATAGTGATTGCATTGTACCTTGTAATATATGGTTCTATCAAAGCATACCATTCATTTAAGCAATCCTACACAGCTGCTTCTAAGGACTACTTGAAAACTGCCTAATCTATGAAGCACCTAGATTTAGCAATATATATCTTATATAAATAAAGGACTAGTTTTACTCTATATAACCACTACATATCTAAGTTTATAATCAACTACTATTTAGCCATTAGTTAGATTAAATTCTATAATAATTTAATTTAACTCTAAATGCTTCATTAATTCCTTTAAACTTGCTGATACCAAACAATTTTGAATAACAATTCTTGAAGTTAATTTAACCAATTCTGGTGCATTGTACATTTTAACAACATTATCACTCATTAAGTCACCCATAACACATGTGTTCCAGTACTGTGCATGTGAATTCAAAATTGGATCCTTTGGTATGAATTCAATTAATTTGTAGTCGTAGATAGACATCTTAATGCTTGAGTTCTCGTTAGGCAAAGCTGTGTCTACGGTGTTAAAAATAGATGAAATGTAATCCATTGTTCCAAATTCGGGTTGCTTATGTATCCAGCCTGTATACTACT